ATATCGCCCAGAATCGGGAACAGGCTCGGGTTCGCCTGGAACAGATTGCCCATCTCGTCCGCGCCTTCTTCGTTGCGGCTCTTGTACGACTTGCCGATGCTGACCACGACGCCGTAGCGGCCCTTCTTCAGGTCGTAATGCAGCACCTTGCCTTGCGGACGCTGCGGAGGCGCGGACGGCGCTCCGGGCATTCCCATAGGCGGGCGTTGCGGCGGCATCCCCATGCCCATCTGCGGTGCTGCTGGGGGCTGCGGCGAGGGCATAGCGGCCATCGGACGCTTGGTCTGCGGATTCATCGTAAACGGCTGGTTCAGCATGACCGTCTTGGCGTTGTCCTCGCGGTCGAGGATGCGAGCCACGCGACCGGGCCGGTCATAGATGAACGGAATCAGGTCGAGGACAATCTTGGCTTCGTACGTCAGGCTGATTTCCGCAAGGTTGTCAAGGAAATGACTGGACCCGGCGGTGTGCTGGTTCTGGAGCGCCAGCACGGCGCGGCCACTCTTGGCATTGGTCGCTTGTTGCCCCAGTGCCGACTCGTAAGCACCCGTGCCTTCATGGATAAACTCCCGCGCTTGCTGCAACAGCAACATGCTCGGACCCAACCGCGACGTATCGACCTGGGTGCGTTGCGGCGGGGGCGCAGGCGTCCCGTTCAGACTGACGTTGCGGTAGCGCAGATACGGGAAGTTGCGAACATTCGCCAGTTGCCACTCTTGTTCGTGGCCTTCTTCTTGGCCTTCCACCATCGTGTACGGCGCTTTGGTTTCCAGGCTTGCCATTTCGACGGCACTGGACGCGCTGTAGTTCAACAGACGCACGGCGTCCTTGTTTGGCTCAATCATGCCGACCCAGCGACGTTCGGCTTCAAACGGAATCAGTTCGCGGCCCACCACCGGGATAATCGGGATGTAGCGCCCATCCATCGCTTGCTTGGGTTCCAACTCCTCGACGGCGTTGATGGTGGACCAGTACAGAATGGGCTTCTTTTCCACTTTGACGCGGGCGTCTGCGCCGGTTCTGGCGGTGCGTCCCTCGGGAATCGCGTCCTCCATCGACTCCGACCCGTCATCGAGCAGCACTTTGCGGCTCGTCTCGTATTCCAGCCGGTAATACTCGGCCACACGTACGGCACGGGCGGCACCTTCGCTGCCTGACACCCAATGCTGCGTGGTCGTGCCGATGGTGGACAGTTCCTCCTCGGAATAGCTTGCCATCTGGCTGTTGGGATACCGGCGCTTGTAGGTGTCCCACGGCATATCGTTGGTCAGGAACGCCCACTGCCCGTCCGAGTAGTCCGGTTCTTGCGAAAACGGGTCCAGCACCACGCTGCCTTGCTGGAGAATGCGCTTGATGATGATGCGCTGGTCAAAGGCGTCGTCGCTGTCCGGGTCCGGCTCGGTAATGACGCGGTAATAGCCACGGCCCGCCTTGACGGCGCGTTCAAACGCCCAACTTCGGGCCAGTCCCGCACGGCTTTCCACCTCAATGCGCCGATACAGCCCCTGAATGACTTCAGCGGTGTCGTCGCTGGCTTCGTCCGACAACGGATGCACACTGACGCCTAGATGCGCGGCCTTTTCGGCGTTTAGCACCAACTGAATGGGATGGTCGAGGCTCGGGATACTCAGCATCGGACGCTGCGGAATCGCCACGCCACCAATCAGTTGCGGCTTGCGCTGGTCTTTGACATCGGTCGGCCAGCACAAGTCCGGCACCTGGAACTTCAGCGCATCAACCTCGCGGTGACGCTGATCCACGTCCGCGTCAGAGCCAATCTTGAACCGGTCGAGTGCCTGCTTCAGGTCGTCAGTCTGTGCCATGTGTTAATGCGCCATCCAGCTAGAGCCTTGTGCCCACGCCCGTGACGGGCGATAGGACGGAGTCGGCGGCACCCGCATCTGCGAGCGCCCCGAAATAATCAGATACCGCGTGGCGTCCATCAAGTGGTCGCCACTTTTGACAATCTTCCCCTGCTCGTCGCGGTGATACTTGCGGAACTCGCTGCGCCAGTTGCGGAGATGCTCCTGCACCTTGAGCCGCCCCGATACCAACAAGTTCCACGTCTCGGTAATGCCCGCTTCGACGGCGTTCACCGCTGGGTCCAGCTTCAGGCCCAGCCGTCCGTAAATTTGGATGAGCGTCCGTCCGTCAATCTGGCTGCTGCCCGATGACGCTGGGTCAATCACGCCCGACATCCACTCGCCACGCGCCTTGATGGCTTCTGCATGACTGGCCGGTTCGCCCTGCCCCTGATAGTGCTCGTCGTACAGCACAATCTGCCCGGAACCGGGGTCTTGTGCGCCCCAGATGACGGCGGTGCGGTTCCAGCCCACGTCCATCGCGTAGACCCGTCGCCAGGTTTCAGGAATCTCCGCCGTCGGGACGAGGATGTCCTTCTCACTGATGGGATAAATCGCGCCAGACCCCAGACTCGGTTCGCCTTCCGTCCGTGCCGCAATCTGGTAGGGCGGCGTGGTCGCCATCAAGGCCCGACGCTCGTCGACATCCAGATGCGGCACGTCCTTCCATCCCGCTTGGATGAACGTCTTGAACTCAGCCGACGCATCCGTCTCGGGTTCCAAAAATCCCTTGACGACGGCGCTCATGCCTTGCAGCGGGGTGAACGTCACCATCACAATGCCCTTGGTGGTCACCGTGCGGTACAACATCTCCGTGTAGCAATCGGCTGGTGGTTCTTCGTCGCACCAGATGACATGCTTAGAGGTGCCTTCAAAGCTCGGTCGGCCTTGCTCGTAGGTCTTCAGGCCCAGCAGACTCGACCCGCCGCTGCTGTGCTTGATGACCGCGCCTTCCAGCGCCCCAGGCAGACCGCGTGAGCTAATGGTCGAGAGAATCAAATGCGCCGGAATCATGCCGGTACCGGGCAGTTGCACGGACCCCAGCAGCTTGGCTTGCACAATGTCCCGCGTCGTCTGGCTGTTGGTGCCGACCGCCCAGCATTCGACGGGCGTGTCAAACCGACGACCCGTCCACCACGCGGGATACAGGCCGGTGAGGTGACACGTCAGTTCGTACGCGCCCGCTTCTGATTTGCCGACCCGGTTTGCGGCCATGAACAACCGTTCCTTGAAGACTTTGCCTTGAGCAAAGAACTCCAAGTGGCGCGGATACAGGACACGGGCGGTCGGGCCGCTGTCGGCAAAGAACGTCGTAAACCGCGCACTCGACCGACGAGCCGCCTCGTCCATCAGTCGCTGATAGAGCGCCTGTTCGTCGAGTGTCAGCGGCATTAGTCTTGGAGCTTCTTCAGCAGTGCCGCCATGTTGGCTTTCAGTTCCGCGTCCGTCAGACTGGCCGTCGGCGTCGAGGTGACATCCAAATCCAGACTCTGCCGCGCTTGCCCAAACATCCGGTCCATGATGTCCTTCAGAATCGGCGCAGACGGGGCAATGGCGCTCAGTCGATACGCCTGTTCGCCTTGCTCCAGCTTCTCGGCCATCAGTTCGGGGTCCACAATCGTCTGCCACTTGCCCTGCGCGTCTCGCGCTTGCATGTGGGTCACGCCCTCTGCCGCCGTCAACTGCGCTTCCACCAGTCGGTCAAACCGCTTCGACACCGCCATCTTCCAGGCCGCCAGCAGTTCCTGCTTTTCGCGCAAAATAATGGGCTTGCGGTACTTGACCGCATCATCAGACACCCGACGCTTGCGCGTCTTCGGCTTATACGCCCCGCCTTCATAGGGCGTTTTCGGCAGATTCATCGCCATAGCCTTCTTTGTATCATAATTTGACGCGATTATGTTTGCAGTCCTGTCTGCCGTGATCTACAATCCGTGTATCACGTCGGGAGGGTCAACCGCTGGCGACGTGATGATTGACCCGAGGACTACCAGTGCATCAAGTCCTCACGGTGGGAGCCGGACTGGCGCATCCTTGACACGGACAAGCGCATCAACAGCCCGATACGACTAGAGCCGATGCGGGGTAGGCAGGTGTTCCTACTATAAGTCTGGACGAGGATGGGCAAACCCCTGTGCCCCATCTACCCCAACGACACCCTCATCCGACGGTTGTCTTTCCGGGTCTGGCTTTCCCAAACCATGGGAGAGCCATACCCACTCACTCTTCCCTTTCCTCTGGTTGTCCTTCCGAAGGAAGGGCAAGAGCAAAGGCAAAGAAGAGCAGAAGGCTAGACCTCCCGCCAGGCACAGACCCCTAGACACTGTAGTATCCAAGTGCTTTTCACAGGTCGCGGGAGAGAACGAGATATACAGGGGGGAACCCGAACCCAGAAGCGATTCGGATCTGGATCCCCTTCGGGCAAATGCCCCATAGCCACCATGGCCGGCGGTAGGGCATCCACCCTAGACCTAGGCCCTAGGGCAATCCCCCTATGTTCACGCCGATGGGAGACTTGGCACGATGTATGCTCTTCGCGTGCGCGCACTCCGTTGATCTATCGCGTCCAGGCTGAGGTGGATACCTTGTATACATCATAAGCGTCAAACAATTGACACCTGGATCAAAGGGATGGGAACGGGCGGGGCGCATTCCCCTCTGTAGAAATCCTTACGAACCTTTGATGCAATATGATCAATTCCCTTAGAACGGGCCGTCACTGGGGTAGTAAGATCGTCACGCGAGCAACGACAGCTCGCCACCACACGAGGTTTACACGATGCCCGAAACAATCGACACACGAGAAGGCTGGCTCGAAGATGCTGTCATGCGTCTGCGTCCTGACTTCGTCCGCGCTCAGTGCCCGCTACCCGCTGCCGTCAAGGTATCGGTGGGCTTCCCGTCCGTCCACGCCACGGGCCAGCGCCTGGTTGCGCTAGGACAGTGCTGGGACGCCACGGCAAGCGCCGACAACGTGGCGCAGGTGTTTATCACCCCGTTACTCGATAACCCCGTGGATGTGCTGGCCGTGCTGGTTCACGAACTGGTTCACGCGGCCATCGGCTGCGAACATGGACACAAGGCCCCGTTTAAACGGGCAGCAGTAGCAATGGGCCTTGAAGGTAAGATGACCCAGACCACGGCGGGTCCGAGACTCACGGTGCGTTTACACGCGCTATCGGCGGCACTCGGCGAGTTTCCCCACGCAAAGCTCACCCCCGGTGTCGGTGGCGTCAAAAAACAGACCACCCGCATGATTCGCGTGACGTGCACCCCCTGCGAGTATCTCTGTCGCCTCACCCGGAAGATGCTCACGGAGCACGGCGCGCCGATTTGCCCATCGTGTGGCGAACAAATGCACACGGACGACGCCCCCGACACCGACACCGACAGCGACACCAACGACTAGTACGTTTACACGCGGGTCGTACCTCCGGGTACGGCCCGTCACCCTTTGGAGGCTTACATGTTCTACTTACACATCGTCGGCAACGACCCATCGAGCGGCACCCCGTACGCCACACGCGAACTGGCGCTGTCTGCGCTGTCGCCGGGGCACGGTGTGACGTTCGTGGCGACCGACACCCAAAAGCTCCGGTGGCATTCTCGCGAGTCTGATAGGTTCGTGTCGGGCGTTTACACGGATGTCCCGTGGGCCACGTTGGCACACCCTCATCACTACGCGCATCTCAGCACGGGTAACCCCGGCTTGATCGCGTATACGCCAGACGATGCGTTTGGCGTCGATGATCGCCAGTTGCGCGTCAAACCGGGTAAGTACCTCACGCAATTCTTGGGGCACGTTTACACACCGGAACAAATCGTAGAGCTATCCGATGCCGTCAAATCCGCGAGCGTTGACATCCATTACGCGACCACGCCGCAAGACTGTGTAAACGTCTATCAGGCCTATCACGGTCCCGATAGTTGTATGTCCGGCAGGGGCAAATGGACGGACGACACGCACCCCGCGCAAGTCTACGGCGGGGGCGATACGGCGGTGGCGTATCTGGGCCATATCGGGGGCGAGCGGGCCAACCATACCGTGACAGCACGGGCCGTCATTCGCACCGATATCAAGCGATTCTACCGGACGTACGGCAGCGCGTCCGGGGTGCTGGAAACCCTGTTACTGGCGGCGGGGTACGAACGAACGGACAGCTCGCTAGAGGGTGCCCGTTTGCGGGCCGTGGTCCACCCCGAACACCTGGACCGGTGGATCATGCCGTACATCGACGGGCGCAGCTACGGGACGCTCAGCGACGATGCCGAATACATCGTCGTGGGGTCCGGCCCCATCGGGGTCCAGAACGTTTCCGGTATCACCTACACTTACCGGTAACACGCGCACAGGGGGGGGGCGCAGTGCCCCCCCCCTCTTACATCATTTCTTTCCCCCAGGTATCCTATGCTGCCCTTGCGTGTGCGCTTGCCCAATATCATCGCTGCCGCTCTTGTACTTGTCGGCCTATCGTTTCTGGTGATTGTCGCGGTCGGCTTCGAGTTTCCGTTTACACCCACTGCCGCGCTTATTGTGGCGCTGGGGTGTGCCGCGCCACACTGTGTCCGCATCATCGCGAACGGGGGACGCGCATGACACGTTTACACGCACGTTCGACGCTCGCCCCTTCCTTGACGGAATTGCTCACCTACTGCCGTCCACACGGCAGCGCGACCGAACAGGCGTTCGTGGATCGCTATTTGATGACACTGCCGGGGGCCACCGTGGACCCACACGGCAACGTGCATGTGACCGTGGGCACCCCGGACATCCTGTGGTCGTGTCACACCGATACGGTTCACCGTGACGCCGGACGACAGCGTGTGTCCACCGACGGCACCTGGATACAACTCGCCGCCGATAGTCCGCGCAATTGTTTAGGCGCAGACGATACCGCCGGGGTCTACCTCTGTTTACACATGATCGCGGCGGGCCGCTCCGGGCACTACATTTTTCATCGGGGCGAAGAACGCGGCGGCATCGGCAGTACGGCGTTAGCCAAACACACCCCGTGGTTACTCGATGGGCATCGGTTCGCCATTGCGCTGGATCGAGCGGGGACTCGCGACATCGTCACGCACCAATGTGGACAGCGGTGTTGTTCTGACGTGTTCGCGGACTCCCTCAGTGCCGCACTCGCGCCGACGTTTACACACGACGACGCCTACACCGGCACCGACGGGGTCTACACCGACACCCACGAATATCGGCACCTGATTCCCGAATGCACGAACCTCAGCGTGGGCTACGCACAGGCCCACAGCGCCCGTGAACGTGTAAACGTGACGCATGTCCATCGGCTGTTGACGGCGCTGACTCGTCTACGGGTAGATGACCTGGTCTGCGCCCGGTCGGTGGATGACCCGGACCCGCTTCCGGTCCCACGCGGGGGCACGGACCAAGACTGGTGGTATCCGGCGCAGTTATTTCGCTACAGCGTCACATAATCCTTGACACCGGTCTTAACATCGGCAAGACTAGGTTTTCGATTGCCCCACGCACGGGGCCACCATGCGAGGCACACATGACACGCACCGTAGAACAGCAACGCATCGACCGGCAGTATCGAGCCGTGGCACACGCGCATGTGTTTGCCCTGTCACGCGCAGGGCTGCTCGCGACGAATTTCGGCTGGTCTGCGGGGCCAGACTATTGCCTGTCAAAATGTGCGGACATCAACGGCGCGCAGTATTTCCTGAAGACAGAACGTGTAAACAGGCGCTATACAAGCGTGGTGCTTGATGGACACACGCGCCTTCCGATTGCGTCTGCGGCGTAACACGCACGACCGAGCTGGGGCGGCACCCCGGCACACCGTTTACACACAAACGAGGCACAACATGACACGACAGAGCATTGACGGCGGCGGTTGGTTTGATTTGGTCGCAGCGGATAAGTTCATGGAAGACACCCGCTTTGACGGACACAATTACATATCCGTCCACACGGGATCGCAGTGGTCGCATGAAACCCTCTACCGGACCACACGCGGCACGTACATTCTCCACGCATCCTCGCAATGGCAGGGCGCACACGACACCTGGTCGCGCCTCGCCATTGCCGACGCGGTTAGTTGGTTGATTGCCAACGGCGACGACGCGACGACGCCCGCCGAACTGCACACCCTCGCCGACCTCGAAGCCTAACGCAGACCCGAGCCGGGGCGGGTTCCCCGGCGCACCGTTTACACAACGAGGTATTCCATGACATCTGCACAGTTGCTCCGCACCGACGGCACTCACGACGACATCACGCCGAAGAACGGCAAGCGATTCGCGTTCATCGGCGAAGCGTATGATCTGATCGGCACCGACATGATCCAAATGTGTGCGACCCACGACGGGCGGTTGTTGCTGATTGACGAAGACGGCAAGCTGAAAGGCAAGCGTGTAAACGTCGCGGCCACGGCGCTGTATGTTTACGGCGCACAGGATGCGATTGTGGGCGACGTGATTGTGTGTAGCGCACGACAGGTATAACCACGACGCCGGGGGGGTTGCCCCCGGTCACCCTTGACGAGGAGACAGCACATGACCCGCATTACCGCACACGACCTCGCGCTGACGCTCGCACGATTGAACAGGGCCACTGGTATCGAGGTTCCACGCGCCACACGGCTGGGGAGTTGGTCTATCGGGCAAGCCTACGGCGGCTACCAGCTTGAACGGGTGGTGACGGATGGCGGCGGCGTGAAGACCTACGGCGGATTCGGCACCAAACGCGAACTGCTGGCACGTTTACACGCCATGCTTGACGGTCTAGAGTTGCGATGACGCGCACGGGCTGGGGCATCGGCCTCAGCCCTGTTTACACACACCCGCTCGCCACTCGCGGCAGACGCCGTTTAACATCATCACGGAGCCGGGACACCCACCGGCTCTGTGTAAACGTGAAGAGGGAAGCTGATGGCTCCGATAGAAGAAGTCCGTGAATGGGCGACGGCACGGTTAGCCGAAACGCTCTATTACTGTACCTGTACGTTTACACAGTGTGACAGTGCCATCTTTTCGGCCTTGTCGCCCGCAGAACGCTACCCGTGGATTCAACAGGCGCGGGCTATTTTGGAGGCACAACCATGACCGATCCATTGTCGCAGAGTGTCTGGACGCGCAAGCGGCACATCGAGGAGGCGAACCGGTCTTGGTGGATGGACGCAGGCACTCGCGAGGAGTTCAGTGCAGCCGCTGCGCGGGAACAGGCCCGCATCCTCAGGTCGAAAGCGGCGACGATGACGCTGGGCAGCAATATCATCGTGGGCTGGAACGCCAACGGACGCAAGCCATGACCCCGTACTATCAACAC